CCGCTCAAGTAGTGTATAATCTAATCAGGAAGTGTCAGCTTAGAAGAAAGAGTAATGAGTCTTCTGAAGATTACTGTGACAGGATTGCAAAGGATTACAAGAAGCGCCCAGATTTCTACTTCTATCGAGAGAGACTTAGATACAATAAATCGGACCTCGCTGCATTTGAATTTGACCTACGCAAAACCAATCAAGAGTACGTTCGCTTACTAGAAGATTCTAAAGACCCACTAGATGCAAGAGAGTGGCCTTGTAGCTCTCATGTTTGCACAGAGTTTTTCAGGACATGTGATTTCCTACCTTTGTGCATACAAGGACTTGACCAAGGCACTGCAAGACTATATACACAATATAACGAAGGTGAGATTCTAGACAGTGTGAAGAAAGTAAAGAAGAAAAAAAACAAGGAGAAAAGAAAATGAGATTAAGAGCTACTGTACAACTAAGAAATGAATACATGTTGTCTGCACGGAAGAAAAAAGGATTAACACAAGCTGATGTTACTTCATTAGCAGGCGTATCACAAGAGTTTATATCAATACTAGAAAGACTGAATTTTCCTGCAGTTTATCATTATGAAAAAGTCTTGCTAATTGCTGATGTATTAGAGATTAAGCCTGAGCAAGTGATGCCTGAAAAAATGGCAGGTTGGAAAGGGCAAACAAAGTTTTCAACAGTTGCAAATGTCCCAATTGACAAATTACTAGCTTATCGAGATAATATAGACCGTCACTTCCTACTCAAATCTCCTGATGAGACTATAGAAGACAAAGACGATTTAGCTCGAGTGAAAGCTTTACTATCAATTTTATCTTTTAGAGAAAGAGCTGTTATCAAGTTACGGTATGGGTTAGGCCCCAGAGTGGGTGGACCCTATACTTTATTGGAGATAGCTAATCGTCTTGACATGACAAGGGAAAGAGTCAGAGTAATAGAAGCAAAAGCCTTGAGGCATTTGCAACAAAAAGCTTCCAGTTCTATTATAATGGAAGAAATCAATAAGACATCACTAGATAAGATTGAGTGAATATGAAAAAAAAGAAAAAGAAAAAATTAAAAGCTAAAGTTTCTAAAATAGTATTACCAACTGAGAAGACTATAATAGCTCAGTCAGTCTACGAATATATCACTCTGTGGTATGGCCCGCCGGGAGTAGGTAAGACTGAATTTGTTGACAAGTTATCTGATAGAACTTTTTTCATCTCTACTGATAGAGGTACTCGTTATAGACTTGCACTCCGAGAAGAGGTTCATAACTGGAAAGAGATATGGGATGTTCTCAAAGCACTTAGAAACCAGAAAGAAACAACTAGTACATATAAATTAGTAGCTCTTGACCACATCGATGATATTGCTTTAATGATTGAAGACTACACTTGTGATTCTTTGGGAATAGAAGCTCTGGGTGACATAGGTTACGCAAAAGGGTGGAGATTGTATAAGAAGAACATCTGGTTGGTTCTACAGGAGGTATTATCTCTTAATGTAGGTCTTGCTTTAATTGCTCACGAAACTATAAAGACAATCAGAACCAAAGTGATAGAGACAGAGCGTATGATGCCAGACATTTCTAAGTCAGCTTGGAAAGTAATAATACCAAAGTGTGATTTAGTTGGGTATATGGGATTTATGAGAGTGAAAGTGAGAGGTAAGAAAAGAGAAAGGAGGATAGTCAGAACAAGTCCAACAGAGCATATTTATGCTAAGGACAGAACTCGACGTGAAAAACCGGAAGAAGGGTGGGAATTGTTAGATGGTAAACTATTCGCAGAAACTTTTGAAGTTAAAGGAGTAACACGACATGTCAAGAAAAAAGTCAAAAAAAGCAAGAAGGCAAGAAGAAACTACTGAACCGTCGGGTGGTATAGATGAACAGCTAGATGAGGTCTTTGAAGAAGCCTGGGATGACGTTGATCCTAAGTCCTTCGACGAACTGCCAGATGCCAACTACGAGACAAGACTTCTAGCAGCGCTCATCAACAACGCTCAGACTAGCGGCCGCCTACAGTGTTCTTGGGAGGCCATAGTCTTAGGAGGTGAGCAAAAGGGACGGCATATATTCAAACATGATGGGCTTGACACTGAAGATGGACTGGCCTACTTCCAGGGTAACTTAGCCAAGCTGGGTTACGAAAAACCAAAGACCAAGAAAGCTTTGGTAAAACTTCTCGAAGAAATAATCGACGCTCCCACTTATGTATTGATAAGACTATCAACTCGAAAGAGAAAAGTGGAAGGCGAGTTGAGAGAGATACAGAACAAGAGGTTCATTAGAGCTTTGGACTCAGACAGCGTGAATGATGAGTTTGAAGAGGATGAGCTCGTTTCCACTATGGGAGCTGTTGAGGATTATCAAGAAGAAGATAGCTGGAGCAAAGGCGACGAAGTCCAAGCAGACGTTGATGGAACAACCTATCCTGGCGTAATCAAAAGTATAAATGAAGAAGAGCAAACTGCCCGTGTTCACTTTGAAGACGGTGACAAACTTGACATAGCTCTTGACGACCTTGAAGAAGTATCCAGTGAAAATAGAAACGGAGAGCCTGAGTTTGAAAAGGGCGACCGTGTTGAGGTAGAAATCGACGGCACGGACTACCCGGGTGAGATTCAGAAAATCAAAGGCGACTCGGCAACCATCGAGTTTGACGATGGCGATGTCGAGAAGCATGACCTTTCCGAATTGACAAAGTTAAAAGAGCACGGGGATAAGGAAGAGTTGCCACCCTGTAGCTTACTGAAGAAAGAAAAACTCACCTCTACCGAAAGGAGGACAGTAAACAAGTTTGCAAAGACTGATGAATTTGAGCCAGATAATTATGATACCAAAGCTCAATTGCTTTGCGAGATTGGTGATTATCATGGTTTGAGTGGCAAATTCAAAAGTGCTGCTGCTCTAATTAAGGCCATTAAGAAAACTATCGACGAAGAAGATTGATAAGGATCCTGGGCGACAGGCTATCACGGAAGAACTCATGGAGGATACATAAAGAAGTGCCTGTCGCCTATTTTTGTTCTGCAAGGAAGGCAGTAGGATGGCCTCACTGACAAGATTTGTTCAGCAAAATGTTGACCCAGAGAAATACTATAAGTCAATATTTCCAGAAGTCACTTGGTCAGCAGGCAGTGACGAGACAAGAGTTCTATCTCCTTTTACTAAGGAAAAGGTTCCAAGTTTATCTATCAATCGTAATACTGGTGCTTGGTATTCATTTTGTGCTGATGACCAGTACGGAGGTAATTCCATCATATCTTTTCATGCTGCTTACTATGAGTGCACTAATAAGACGGCTGCCCGAGAAATCTATCACAAATACATACACCCCGTCATTCCAGAGAGGCAAGTTCAGAATTGGATGAAAAAATTACGTAAGACACCCTCAGCATTAGCATACCTCCGCAGAAGACTATTGTCTAAAAGAATAGTACAACATTATAATCTTGGCTGGGATGGAACAAGAATCACAATACCCATACGCAATGAGTTTGGATTGTGTATCAATGCTAAACTGTGTGACCCCCTTCCCAAAGGGAAGAAGTTCAAGATGTTGAACTACAGAGACAAAGAAAAAGATGTTTCTTATGGCAGCCCTACAACTTTATTTCCTTTAAGTGCTTTAGAAAGGGCGGATGATTTTATTGTTATTTGTGAGGGAGAGTGGGACGCTCTTGCTTTGCTTTCTATAGGTATTCCTGCTATAACCTCCACCTCTGGAGGCAAGTCTTGGCCACGTAATCATAATCACCTTTTCAAACATAAAGATGTAGTTGTGGCTTATGACAACGATGAACCGGGAGTGAAAGGAAGCAAGAAGGTAATAAGACAACTGCTAGATGTTGCTAAAAGTACCAAGCGAATCACTATCCCTAAGAGATATGGTAAAGATGTAACTGACTACATGACGAAGAAAAGGTCTATGAGGAACCGCGAAGCTTGGATAGCTTTAGTTGGTAGATGTGAGTTATTAGCAGACAATCCCACAGAAGAAGAAACTCTATCAGAAGAATCTATTCGAGTGCCTTTGGATCAGTCGAGTCAATCTGAGTGGTTTGGTCAACGTATTCAATTAGAAGCTCTCATCACTGGTAAAGACACTTCTCCTTATTTATTGCCTGAGAAGTTCCGAGTCAGCTGTGATTTAGATTGTGAAGATTGCCCACTCGCCAAAGACGGTAAGGGCTTTCGTGAATGCAATGTAGAAACAACAAGCCCTGACGTTTTAACAATGATTAACGCAACAAAAGGAGCCACTCGGCAGAAATTACTAAGCATGGTAGGGATACAGAAGGGGAGAGATTGCAAAGCTGAAATCAAAGTCCTTAAAGCTTTTAACATCGAGTGTATATTGTTGATACCTACACTTGACTCTGGCTCTAAGGAATATGTGGTGAGACCAGCTTATTATGTAGGTTATGGTCTACGAGCTAATAAAGCTTACCAGTTTGAGGGAGTACTCCTTCCTCACCCTAAAGACCAACACACCACCTATTTATTTGATTCAGCAAAACCTGTACAGGATGAGATAGAGACCTTTGAGCTGACTGAGTTAGCTAAAAAGAAACTTATCAAGTTTAGACCTAAAAATCTAAAATATCTTGCTTATTTACATAACATTGCCGAATGGCAGTCACGGAACATAACTAAAATACTTGAACGACCAGACCTCCATATAGCAGTAGACCTCGTCTATCATTCAGTTCAAGCTTTTTGGTTCAATAAAGAGTTTGTACCACGGGGCATGTTAGACGTATTGATTTTAGGAGACACCAGATGTGGTAAGGGTTATGTCACAGAGAGACTTAGCAGGTATTATGGATTAGGAGAGATTGCCTCAGGAGATAACTGTAGCTTCGCAGGACTAGTGGGAGGCCTACAACAGATAGGTAGCAACTGGAGAATAACTTGGGGCTTGATACCACTGAATAATAAGCGTATAGTTATTATAGATGAGACTTCCAGCTTGAGTGAGAAAGACATAGGACGTATGAGTAGAATAAGGTCAGAAGGGGTTGCAGAGATAGTAAAAATCATTCGGGAAACTACTCATGCAGACACTAGACTAATATGGCTGGCAAATCCACGTAGTGGTCAACCTATATCAACCTACAACACAGGAGTAGAGGCTGTCAGGGAGCTAATTGGAGCAGTGGAGGACATCAGTCGATTTGACTTTGTCTTGACCCTGGCCTCAAATGAAGTTCCAAGTGAAACTATAAATGCTCCAACTATTCATTCTATCAAAGACTCTGATAAATACTCTAAAGAATTATGTCGAGCTTTGATACTATGGGCTTGGTCAAGAACCCCCAATCAAATTAAGTTTACCGACAAAGCTACTAAGAAAATTATAAATATGGCTATTGAGTTCGGGCAGACCTATTCTCCTATTATTCCTTTAGTGCAGGCTGAAAACATACGGCTCAAAATTGCCAAGATAAGTGCAACAGTAGCAGTTAAGACTCTAAGTGTGGATTCATCTTTCACTAACCTCATTATCAAAAGGAAGCATGTAGACTGTGCTGGTCAGATACTAAGGTTATTCTATAATAAAGCTAGCATGTCTTATGACCTCTTCAGTAAAACCACTATAGCTGCCTCTGAGATAACAGAAACTCAAAGGATTAGTAAAGCTATTGACACTTACAGTGAGAATAATCATTCAACTGTCACTGGGCTGTTAGAGCTCCAAAAAATAAGCACTGATAGTCTTACAGATTATGTTGGAGATTGGCAGAATGCTAAGATGTTAATAGGAGAGTTAGTTCAGTTACGGTGTTTAAGTAGAGTAGAAAACACTAACAATTATCAAAAAAACCCTGACTTCAGACTTTGGTTAAGGAAAAAACAGAAAAAGATGAGCAGGAGAAAAAATGAAAAAAACTAGCTTACTAATAGAAGAACCTCAAGATGTGCTCAATATATTAGAGCTAATTAAGAAAGAAGATTATCATCATAAGGAGAGAGAAACAAGATTTGTGCAATCTGAGCAGTGGGCAATGGATCTTCTTAAGGATAGGTTTGACCTTGCTCGTAAGGATGTATTCAAAGGAGAGGGACAAAAAATACCTTGGGGAATTTGGTTTTTGAGGACAGGAGCTATAATCCTCAGCCTAATAGAAGAATGGACTAAGTTTGATGAGTTAGTATTTGCTAATTTCCTACTTGGTAAACATTTTAGATATAGAGCAGACCCACTATTAAGATGGGAAGAACTCGGTATACTAATTCGTATGGACTCTAAGTTGGCTCGGTTAATCAACATAACAGAAGATACTAGTCTTGAAGTAGGAGATGAGCCACTAGAGAAGACTGCTGAAGATATATTGGGTTATTGTGTCCTTGGCTACTTACTAAATAAGGAGTTGAAGAAATGAACAATAGAATATTTGTTATCGACAACAATCGACTCAAACTAGCAGCGCTGAAGATAGCTATTCCAGAGGACGAGCCAATCTTCATTCTGCGTGCTCGTAATAAAAAGGCTTTAAGCACAATTCGAATCTATCAATC